TTCTGCTTGTTTACGGGTAATATTTAATGTCTTCAAGACCAAAAACGTACCGATAACAATTATTAAATCAATTAATGCTAATACACTTAAAGTAAAAGATAGTGTTCCCATAATTTTATTTATAATAGTAGTATAATATAAAAAAAGAGCTTGGCAAAGCCAAGCTCAAATTTAAATTTATGTAAACTTTTATTAGAAGTTTAATACACAGTAATCTGGTTGCACTTCCATAGTAATGTTAACAGCAGTACCATCATCATCCCAGTTGTAGTCACCAAAGTTTGCTGAAGTAATAAAAGCGCCCTTGATTACCCATTCTGAAACGATATCACCTACAGGGCCTAATACATCGAATGTTAAGTCTTTCTTATAGAAATCACTATAACCATCACGTCCAGTTACTGATTCGTGGTGTAAACGTACCCATTCCATTACAGCTTGTGCACCTGAAGGGGTGATAGGATCGAATAATGTAAAGCTGATTGGGCCCCAAGTTGTTTTACCTTTCACAAAACGTTGAACGTTAATGTGGTTAAGGGCTACTGAAGATTGGGCTACGTTTATACCTCCAACACCTTTAATTTCATAAGCAGGGATACCATCGATATACATAATGAATCGGTTGGTTTGCTTTGGTTCGAAAGCTGTGAAAAATATTTCGTTTGGGTCTAATACTGCCATTTTGCTATGTTATTTATTTTATTATAAATATTATCAATTATAACTTTTACGCTGGGAAAGTAGCTCCAGTTGGTAAGATGTTGAAGTCGAGGTAAATGAATTCAGCAGTTTTAGTTGGTTGGAGATAAATCTGTCCAATTAACTGGTTTCTATCAATTACATCTGGGGTATTGTTAGAATCATCCATAATAACTCTGAAGGCGTATAAACCTTGACGTTGTTGTACTGATTCTAAGTATGGATTAACTTGGCTTAAGAATTGGTTTCTTGTAGCGATAGTGTTTTGTTCAAATACTAATGTATTAGCTACTTGAGAGATGTACGACTTAAGTTGGATTAATAATCTACGAACATTTACACGATCAAGAGCAGATGCTTTTTTCTGTAATGTCTTTTGGCCGTATACTACAACACCAGTTCCAGGGAATGTAGCGATTGGGTTAACATTACCTTCGTAAAGATCGTTACGATTTGTTTGAGATAATTTTCTTTCGGCTCTAACAACTGAATCTAAACCACCTCTGTTAATACCGGCAGGTGCAAACCAAGGCTCAGAAACTGAATCGTTGTAAGCATAAACTGCAGGGATCATTGTTGAGGCTGGTACCCAAGATAACTGTGAAGTACCTGGATCAATTGTTTGTAACCAAGGCCAGTAAGCAGCTGCATAAGAACTATTAACAGTTAAAGCAGATGATATAGCTTGAGAAACATTTGAGTTATATGCTCTTGGGTCTAATACAACGATAGCATCTCCTCTAGACTGGATGTTATTAACTAAGTTAGTAGTTTGAGTAGAGTTATCGGCAATGTTTAAACCAGGCATTGTAATTACGTTAAACTTATAGTCATCTTGGTTTGCCATTAAACTAATCATATCATTATAGTCCGTAGCATTGATGCCTTGTAAGTTAGTTGTGCCTGTGATGTTTTCATAGAATTTAGCACCACCACCATAGAATAAATCTCCAGTAGCACCAGCAAACGCACCACTTGATACTGTTGGGATAGAGCTAGTGAATGCTGCTTTAGCAGTTCCGTTGTTATCAAAATAGTAAGGGGTAGGAGTATCTACAGAAGAAACATATACGTATCTTGAGTTTGTTGGGAAGTTACCAATAACTTCAACATAGTTTTCTACACTATTATATGATTCGTAGCTATCACCAATTACTTTAGAGATATAGTTTGGTGAAGTTGGATCTAATGATAAGTTAGCCCAAGTTTCTAGTACTACAGGGGTTGTTGCTGTATCGTTACCTTGTCTAATTACTAATGAGAAAGTACCAGAAGCAGTGTTAGCGGTAGTAATCTGCCATCTAATATTATCAGCTGAGCCAGTTGTAAGTGTTCCGTTAACTCCTTCAGAGCCTGAGCTGTTCATAATAGTTCCTTGAGAAAGGGTTTTTAAGGTAAATGCTGTAGAAGTACCTGTACCGTTACTACCACCTGCTAAAGTAACTTGAGTTGAGAAACTAGAAACAGAGCCTGTAGCTACAGTACTGCTGTTATAAGTTCCACCTACATTAGAAGCAGAAATTGCAACTACATCAGAAAAAGCAGCTACGTTAAATAAACCATCTAAAGCAGCATCCATTTCAGCTGATAGGTTAGTAGCAGTAGCAGCAGCAGTTGAACCTGTACCGTAAAAATATAATTTACCATCAACATCATCAGCTGGGATTGGAGCATCAGAAGCAATAAAGCGATAAAGATCACCACCAGCTGTAGTAAGACGAACTTCTTCACCGGCGATAAGAGCTGCTGATAAAGTAAATGATCCGGTAGTGTAAGTTGTACCTGTTACTGTTTGGTTATTGGTTACTGATGAAGAAGCAGCAGCAAATGAGCCTGAGGCTACTCTAGCTACTAATAAGCTTTGACCACCTTGTTGAAAATAATTATAAGCGGCAATAGAAGTAAGGAAGCTGTATTCTTGTCCTCCGCTTAAGAAAGTGCTACCAAATTTATTCACATAATCTGAATAGGTGGTAACTAGTGTAGGGATTTCTACAGGGCCCTTTACAGTAGGACCTATAATAGCAGCTCCTACGGCTACGGGTTGTTGGCGAAGAAAAGATTGATCATTTTCTCTAGCTAGTACTCCTGGTGAAATTAAAGTTTCTGCCATTTTAATGTTATATTTTAGGTTTTATTATAAATATGTGAAAGTTTTTCGAAAGTAAAATATAACTATTAAAAATAGAAATTAATTTAGTTAGGAATTATCTCCCCAGTTTCTAAATTAATATTACCATTTCCGTATTTTTCTGTTAAAACCTTCCCTAAATTTTCGTTGTCAAGTTCTAAATTTTTAATAAGACTTTTTAGATTAGATTTTTCTAAATCTAAAACAGCTATTTGATATTCTATTTGTCCTAAAGAATTAATCAAACTACTTTGTCTATTTCTTAAATCTTGTAACGATTGAATTTCTTCTTGGGTTAAAAACTTATTTTCCATATTAATAAATATTTAATGTTTTGTTAAGAGCGAATATAACCTGTTCCGGTTCAATATTTTTAGTACATTCAAACTGACGTGAAGTATTTTTATGTTCGGGACACCATTCCCAATCACCTGGGTCTAGCCAATGTTTATTAAAACATCCTGTACATAAATTAGGAGTATAATCAAATATGCGAATACAATCCTGGAATTCAGTGTATGGTTTAGAAAATCCTGAGATTAAAATTACTGGGGTTTGTGATGCCCAAGCAAGCCAACTTAACCCACTACCCATTCCTATGAATGCTTTAGCGTGAATCATATCATTATACCTATCTTCTAATGTATAATCACCAGTTTTATCGATTACTCCTGTTAAAGTACCATATAACTTTGAATCGTGCCATTCATCACCTAAAGGTTCTTGAGTAATCATTACTACCTTATAACCTTTTTCATTTAAATAGTCAATTACAGTTTGCCAACCTTTAGGATTATTCCAATACTTAGCGTGAGCTGAAGCGTGTGGGGCTATTACTACATAATCGCCTGGGATTTGTTGGGGTTTAGGTTTAAAATCTAGAATAGGTTTAATTTCTTTGTATTCTAATCCTAAAATAGAAGTAGCAGTTTGTTGCATAGGCATAGTTTTTACTTCTCTAGGATGACGAGACATATCTAATTCTTTATCATCATAAAACCATCCTAAACCATACATTGCATAGATATTTTCTACAGGTTCACCTGGGGTGCTAAATTCAATATTAGGGTAAGTTTTTTCAAACCAACTATTATGGAATGTAGAAGAAATCATTTCACACTCGTGTTTTTTTCTAAATTCTTCTATGTAAGGGAACCATCCTAAAGTATCGCCTAATGCTGAGGAGTCTAAGTGAATGTATACTCTTTTACCTTTAGCATTAAATCGATGCATTTCCAATAATTCTTTAGTTTCATCATCGTAAACTTCAATTCTCCAAGGTACAAAGTATTTAGCTGAGGTACGAGTCCACATATTGTTAGAAATGGTGCTTTCGTGGATTAACTCTCCAGTAGATGAATTA